AGCAGCGTCACGTCTATTATATTGCTGGATAGCCCTATTCCCCATAGCTGACTTCAATCTCATTTCAGACATTTCATCTTCGATGCCGATTGATAAATTTTCATGTGTTGCCCTATTAAAGCCAATTAATCCAGATGTAACCCTTTGACTAATATCAGGTTTCGGGGCTTCACCAAGCCTCTTTGTGCCTTCAACAACCTTACTTTGTTTGGCTGTTTGCTTTTGTAAATCATCTAAGTTATCTGATGATTTTATATATTCTTCAGTTAGATTACCTTGGGCATCAGTTGCATTCTCTGAAGCCTTTTCAAATTTCTCTGCAGCAGCACTTAATTTACCAAATAGTCCAGTTAATTTACTTGTTTCAGTATCTAAGTCTCCATATTCACCACCAGCAATATCTTTATTGAGTTTATCTTGATCTAAAAAACTACTAGCTCTACTTAAAGTATCCCTAGTAGAATATTGACGTTTCTCAGTGGTCATCCCCTCTTTAGTTTGTACTTTTAATAACCTCTTATTTAGAGATACATCTTCTTGAAGTTCACTTATGCGAGCACTTTTCCCTTGTGCATCTTCAGACCAGGTATCTTTAACCCCCAACCCCATAGTTGAACCAGCTATACTACTACCTAATTTATTTATTTCTTGTTGACCTGACTTTATTCTTGATTCAACTACTTCCGTGGGAATTCGTAATAGATTTCCACCTGCTCTTTTATCTTGTTGTATTTGAGAATAGTATCTTTGACTACCAGACATTGTTGTTGTTCTGGAATTAACATTGTCATACTTTGTATATGTAGTTATTTCTTTGGCAGCTGCAATGTTTTTTGTACGAGCATAGGTTTGCTCATAATCAGCAAACATTTCTTCTGCCTGTGTGTGTTTTTGGCTCTGAACGTGCATTTGAGCATTTAATTTAGCTTTTCTTTTCTCATTGGAGGAATTATTATATTCATTTTCCATTGCTTGAAATTTAGCATTTTCATCTCTTATGGACTTTTCTAACTCTTCCTGTCGCTCAGTCCATCCACCAACTGCATCCACACGTTCAGTTTGAATTTTTGAAATTACATTTGGTTCACCGCCATTAACTGGTTTATTTGATCCATTAACTGGTTTATTATCGTCGTCGGCCATACAAAATCCTATTCTGAGAAATCTAAATCTACATCTTCACCGAAGTCGTCACCATGCTCTTTTTTAAGTTGTTCAACCATCCAAGCATCATCTTTTGCTTTAGCTTCATCTTTTGCTATAGCCGCTTCTCTATCTTTACGTTCTTCTTCTTCGATCCAATCAAGTGTTTCCTTTTCTTGCTTCTCTTCTATTTTATCACTTTCTTGCTCAAAACCATACTCTATAGCATTTTCTCGCTCCATAGTATTGTGATACTCATATAATAGTTCATGAATTGTATATTGACCTAGAAGTGGATCCTTAAGTGGTCTATTGTAGGTCTTAGACCACCAACTTTTTAGGAATAATTCTAGTGTTTGCGGAGAACCACTTTGATCAAAAGCATTTCTCTTGGCTATTTGATGTACTGCATCAAATATTGATAGGCTCTCTAGCTCTCTTTCTGTGTGGGTTCCGCTTTTTGCTCCCCCAAAGCTTCACCTTTGACTTCTTTAATCCACTCTTCTTCGAGGTCTAAAGTTTTACCATAAAGTTCAAATAATACCTCTTCATCTAAAAGATCCAAGGTTACTATACTCTGTTTAAACCAGTCTGGTGATTTTAAAACTCTAACTCTAAGATTACTAATTACAGTACTAAGTGCAGATAAGTTTCCAGTGGGATTGGATAGGTCGGCTGTGATTGCTGATTTTTCAATTTCAAGTATTCTTTTTTCAGATGTATTGAGTATACACTTTACTGTAAATGTACCTTCATACTTTCTTCCCGTCAGCTCACCTATGTGATCAAATAGAAAAGACTTTTCATTTTTTGGTAAATCCATAAATATTCTCCTAATATTATATAATAGGATTATACTTGATTTATCTAGAAACCATTATCCAAGAAGTCCTTGGCTATTTGAGGTAGCTTATAAGGTGTTATTATAGGTTCTTCTGCTCCAGTTGGAAAATTTGGAGTCCTTTCATCAGCATATCCTATTGCTTTGAAATTCATGGTTAATTCAGCTAATGCGTCAGTTTTGATATTTTCAGTTCTTTCTGTTACCATAGCTCTTTTGGTTAGGAATATAAGATTATCAGTGCTGGAATCTCTAACTTCTATCTCTATATATCTTTGATGTAAAAAGGAAAGTATGTCAGCTTGTAGTAGTAAGTTACCTGGACCTGTTCCAGGGACTCTAAATGCAGAAATTGAACCTGATACTGATATTCTACTTGGTGCTAATTCATATGGAAGATAATCATCTATTGTGTTTATTTCAGTAGCATCTGTTACTATTTTCCACGATATACCAAAAGCAAACCCTATTATTTTTCCATTCATTCTTAATGTACATCTAGCGCCACTTAAGTATTTAGCTATAGGTTTTGTAGAAATAATACCACTAAAATTACTAGCTACATTATCAACTACTGTATCTACAATATTTGATGGATTATCTATTTTATTATTTGCGCCCATTTAATTACCTATGTGAATTGTTGACCACTACCAGACATATCAGCTAAAAAACTATCTTCATCTACATATATTGCTGAGAAATTGAAAGTTTGATTAGCTAAACTCTTAGCGCTTAAACTGAAATCAGCCTTAGTTATTCTAACATTTCTAATTTTAGAGACTGATCTTATTCCATTAGTTTCGTTATATTTCTGATAAACCTCTATATCGAATGATACAGCCTTACCTAACTTGGATGGATCTAAATTTTCATCAGCCTTACCATCACTTATGTTAAATCCACTTTCTCCCCAAGTACCAATACCATTACCAGTATTACTAACAGCATGTGGATTTGTTCTATCTACATCAGTAGTTATATCAGCAGTGTATCTAATTATAGAGAATGATCCACTAACAGAGTAACTTAAAGGTTCAATAGAACTAGCTTCATACATACCTAAAACTTTAGGTGTTGCATGATTAACTTGGACAGAATAAGATAGACTTGTAACATAGGCCAAAGTTATATTATTAATTTTTATCTTAGCATTAGCTCCAGATAAAAAGAATGGTTTCATTCCAGCCATTTAAGCCCCTAAAGAAAGCCCAGTCGAAACTGGGCCAATTAAATTATGTAAGATCGTCGTCACCTGAATGCCCGACCTCTACCTCAGCATCATTATTCATAAGGATAGCATTGAAAGCAAATTGCTCAACTAAGATCCCTCTTTTATTAATTGATCCACCCTTACTAGTAAATCTGCAGTCTCTAAGTTTAACAATTGATAATGTATCAAGCACACCCGCTGTTGTTCCTGGAACTTTTTGAAATATTTCTAAATCAAATGTCTCTGAAGATATCATGCGATAAGGATCAAATCCATCCCCTGCTGTGCCACCTTCATTACCCGAATTTTTCATCTGTTCCACTGAATTACCAGTAGTTGAGATAGTTGTGCCACCTGGGGTAACGGTAGTTACAGATGCGACACCACTAGCTGAAGCTGCACTAGTATATCTAACTATACTTAAAGTTCCGGTTACAAAATAAGCTACTGGCTCATTAGATTTAACTTCATAAGCACCCATTACTTCAACTGGTATAGTCGTAATTGTAGTATTGTAACTCACATCTTGTGAATAAGCCATTGTAAGATTACCGATCTTAATTTTTGCTGTAGCTCCGGTAATAAAGCTTGGTTTACTTCCTGCCATTATTTTCTCCTTGTGGTACGGTTCCACGTTCCTTGAATTTATGAGTACTATTGCACCCTTTTTATATCATAACATTATTTTAGTTAAGTAAAAAGAAGTAAAAAGCCATGCATTGCATGGCTTATTATTTAATATAGTGAGTTTTATTTAGATTATAGTGACCATTGGCCATTTTTAGTAAATTTAACCAATTCTTCTTGACCACTTTTTTTCATCAAGCTATGAGCCTTATCTTGTTCTTTGTCACTTATCATACCATCATCTGCAGAGGAATTATGCCAAGACATACCTGTATCTCTAGCATGAGAAACCATACCAACTCCATGTTTGGTTTTATCAGCACCACCATGTTTTATAGAATGATTGTTTGCATCCTCATCGGACATAATACTTACATTTTTACCGTGGTAAACTTTCATATGTGTTTTAGAATGTGGAACCATAACCATACTATCGTCTTCAAATTTAACCAATTCTTCTTGACCACTTTTTGAGTCTTTAAGAAGCTTCTTACCAGTAGGTTTAGGTTTATACCAATCACCACTTGGTGAACTTACAATTTTAACCTCTTTTCCATCATCTAATTTATCAGCTTTAATTGCAAAATCTGATTTAAATGTGCCATTACCATAACCCATCATGGCGTTCTTTTCTAATTCTGCTTTTGCTTTAATAAGCTTATCTTCTAATTCTAATAATTTACTAATTTTATTACCAATTGACTTCTTCATAACTCTCCTTATATAAAAAGGCCAAACAAATGTTTGACCCTTTCATTATACCTAATTAAGATTCTGATTGAACTCTTGTAATAGTGATATCGTTTAAGATAAAATCGATACCTTCTACTAAAACTACAATTGCATTAATTTTAATTACATTTCCATCAACTTTGACACTTAATTGTTTATATCCATTTGGCGCCCCTGATGTAGATACTGTAATACCTTGAGCTAAAAAGGTAGCTAAAATTGAAGAAGCAACTGATTTAACTTCACTTGCTTGAACTGTATTTTTCTTACCAATAAAGATATTCTCTAATTGACTTCTAAAGTCAAAAGCAAGAACGTCAGCTGCATACATAACATTTCCTCTATTATATACCCAATTGGCATCTTTTTGATAAGTTGTATTATCGACAACACATCTAATTCCACCAGATTGAGGGGCTTCAAAGAAGGTAATACCGTTTTGAATAGCTTGAATTTCATCAGCATTTGGATTAAAATCATTTGTAATATCCTCTTCAGCTGTTGACATTGATTGTGAAGTGTGTCTAATACCTGTCAAGTTAAAGAATTTAAAAGTAAGAGGTGTACCGACTGTTGCACCAGCTCTTGCACCTGCCAACATACAGGCTTGTGCCCATGGTTGAAACCACTTAATATTACCTTGAGAATCAATATTTCTAGTATCTTGAATTGCCAAAGAAAGTCTTTGATCGGATAAAAGAGCTGCTCTATCTCTCGAGGCATCAAAGTCATTCTTATAAGATAAATAACCTTGTCTTTCACTTCTATTTTTAGTTGTACTCATTAAATTACAATGAGTTTTAACAGCTTGGTGAATACCTAAGATAGTATAAGCTGAACTTGGATCAGTTAAATTATCAACAACATCACCGGAAGCAGTGTCTGTACCTATAATAGCATCTCTTGAGAATAAAGGAATTACCGCATTAGCTCTGATTTGTTCAAATGCCACAAGAGCATTTGCAACGTCTGCAGAAGAAGTAGATCCAAGAGATCCACCAGCTAATGCTGTTTCAGTTAGTGCATCCATAAGACCAGTTGTTCCTTGAGAGGTAATACTGGTTATACTAGAATCAGTGAAAAAGTCTGAAACTTCAGAAGCATCTTTCTTAATTCTAGCTGGCTTAATAGTAGAAGCATCTGAAGATTTAGCACCAACAGTAACTACGTCTAAAGCACTTGGTGATAAAGAATTATATAAAACACTTGATAAAGCAAGTGTCCAACCGGCTGTTAAATTCATAGCATTAACTAATTGAAGCATTGTCCCATAAGCTGATTTTTCAAATGCACTAATTGCAGCACCTGCAGTTAAGATAACTTGAGAAGAACTAACTTGAATAGTGGCTGTAGCTTCAACGCCATCATATCCACCTTCAAGAACAATATTACCACCAACGGTATCTTGCTCAGTTAAAAGGTCTCTTGTTTGTTTAACTGTAACTATCATTGCAGATTCAACACTTGAAGTTGCAATACCGCCAACTAAACCTAATAGAGCTAAATCACCAGGATTCGTTTCTATTAATTCCATGGATTTACCAAAACCTCTTTGATTTGCAGTAACATCAGCATCAACTGTTATAACTACTTTCTCGCCATCTGCGGTAACAGTTGCTCCAGTAATAGTTATTGCAGCTATTAAAGCAGCAGCACTTGCATAAGTTCCAGCGGTAACAACCACTGATTGAGATATTCCGTCAATTGTAACATCAAATATTACACCGGCATCAGCAGCACTAGCTACATAATCAATACCAGTTGTAACGGGTGCAACTTCTTCAACTTCAGAGGCAGTATATGTAACTGTGTTTCCACCAATTCCATATTCTAATGATTTAACTGTTCCGTAAGTATTAGCTAGAGTTAAAGTTGCTCTAGTTGAGTTGTTTGTCTTGTAGATATAAACAGCCTGTGCTCCACCGGGGATAGCACCATCAGAAGCTGGAGAGAATAAGAAATTAAGAGAATCTACAAGATTTCCTGTTCCATATTTTGTTCTAGCTTCAGCTAATTGATTAGCTGTAAATACATTTTTTGATATATCTGATTCTGCAGAACCAGGGCGACCTCTTGTTGATTCGCCAAAAATAGCGATCAATCCAGTTGGTCCTAGTGGAAATCCACCGCTAAGATCGATACTGATCTTAGAATAAGCACCGGGTTTGTAAATCGTTGCTCCGTTAAATGATACATTTATAGCCATTGAGGTCTCCTAAATTTATTCGTTATATTACTCTTATTATTATAACATGTTTATTTACTTAAAATTAAAGCTTGATACCATATAGTTTCAATGCTTTATCATATTCTTTCATAGTAGCTTCAATCCCTAAACCCCTAGATTTAAAGTCAGCTGCTAAGATCTCTTTCATATGTTGCTTAGGGATCTTATTCTTACGTTGATGATACCAAGAATCAAAAGTTATTTTCTTATCAACTTGTATGGTAGGTAAAACCTCACGTTTTGAATTTTCCATCTCTTTGATTTTTTCTTTTAAATCAATCTCTTTTTTACTCTTCTTCGCCATAATAATCTCCTATGGATTGTATCTATTTGGATCTAGTAGATTTGCATCTATTCCACCATCTTCTGTTAATAATTGATCTGATATATCTACTTCTTCTCCACCTGAGGAACTTACTGCATCTACATCTAAAACCACATCATGCGTCTGATAATCATTTGCCTCTATATAGTTTTGTACTGTACATCTAAATCTAACCCATCTAGACCATACATTATCAGCCATATATTTACTTTCTTTATTATAATCATTTGCCCTAAAGGTAAATAATTGCATACCTAACTTACGACCTAAAATTTTCTCTTTATAAAATATATAAGTTAATATATAATACATCCAAAGGACATGATCTTTTGACTTATCTGCATGAATACCAATATCTAAAGATACAGTACTTACACCTACTATTATATCACCATCAACGCCCATACCCCAGAAATCACCAAGTGCAGACTTACTTTCATCTTCACTCTCATCTGCTAGATGTACTGTATAAGCTGGAACTCTAGTTCCATCGAAGGTCCAAGCTTGTAATGTTGGTAATTTAGTATCACTAAACCACTTATGTATTTTATCAATATGTGCTTGACCATATGATGCTTTCATTTCTTCACTTAAATAGGTGGCAAAAATGCAATCAAATGCCTTTCTGTCATCTCTTAGGTTCTTAAGACCAATTTGTACTAATCGTTGTAAAGCCACTTCGGGCATAATAAATGCCAATTTAGTATCCATCCTCATACATTTGAATAATATCTTTAATTGCTATATCTATATTATCATGCATATTCATGTTTATTTCCCTTAAAGGGACACTTGCATTTCTTATTTTACCTGGTTTAACCCATTGCCTAGATGCATCTTGTTTACTAGATGCTGTTCTAAAATCAATAGTTGGACCATCTACTTGTCCACCTTTCTGTTGCTTGTGTCTAGATCTATTTATTGATTGCATAGCTGCAAAAGTATTCATACCCTTCATAGCGTCTGGTGATGAAGAAGTTCTATTTGATTTTTGATCTGAATCTCTTTGCTCTCTTGCAATACGTCTAGCATTGTTTATATTTTCAATAGCCGCTTCGGTAGTAACCGCTGTATTTCTATTGGTAGTCTTTTGTTTCATAGGTATCACTTTGTAGAGTGAACCATCTTTAGCAACTTTAGCATTTTTTAATAATTTAGGTAACATTGGGAATGGTGGCTCTGAAAAATCAGTTCTACCTGAATCAGTGATTATCTCAAAACTAGGACCAGATCTAATTGCCCGTAATTCATCAATAAGCTCTTCAGACTCTATATCACCACCAACATTAACTGCATCATTCATTGCATCAGCTAATATATCAGAAGTTGCATTACTTATATCTCTAGATGCATCATCACAAATGGCATCAACGATATTATTAGACAAATTCTTCATTAGAAGCCTCTGTCTAAGCATATCTATTTCTGATCTGGCATCTAACATTATTTTCTACCGATTATGTTAGCTTTCATGTCACCTAAGAAATTAGATTTTTCCATATTGGTCCAATCGCCATCAAATGTAATTATTACTTTGCCATTTGTATTTACTTCAATTTTAGGTTTTGGTAGGTATGAATAATGTTCATTGTGAACTTGAGTTCCACTCACTGGTTGGGTTTGGTATGCTTCAACCGTAGTTGGCTTGCTATTTAATTCATCTATTTTACTCTGTAATTCTCTTAACTTACCTTCTAATATTTCAACTTCTGAACCTGCATCTGTAACTAGTTGATTGTGCTTTTCAGCTACATTATGAACTGCTTCTTCTAGTTTATCAAATAGTGCCATGATTTTATGCTCTACCTGTTGAAGATCAACTGCTACGCCATTTCTAATCTCACCTCTAATATTTTCCATTTCAGTATAAATATTAGCTAAGTTATGTTTTTTATAATTATCAGATAAGTGTTCTAAACCACCATGTATGGCATCATCAGATAAGTTATCTTCATCAAGAATATCAAATACATGTTCATCTTCATCTGAATACCATTCAAACACTGACATAATATCAGCACATAGCTGAGGAAGTGATTTATTAGTGAATTGATGAATTGTCTTATGACCATCATTAATCCTACCAGAATATATATCATTTACATGTTTTCTAATAAATATTTTATATGTATCAAGCTCAACTTCTTTGAAGTCTTCATCTGTCATTTTATTTACAATTTTACTTAACCATCTGAAACAACCATTACCAACTAATCTTAAAGCTTCACCATGACTAACATCATAAACAGCTTGTCTTTGATCTTCTCCACGAAGTATATTCTTTTCTAATTTTTCTAATGCAAGTAAGTCTTTTAAATTGTTTGATTTCTTAAGAGATGAATGGGCATACATTTGTAAACCAATTTTTGAGCATTCTCTTAAATTCCAATCTAATACACTATGTAGGTCGACAAATTGAAGTTCTTTCAACTCATCTGAATCCTTTATCTTTCCTGTATAAATATCACACTGGAACACCTTTGAATCATTACCATCACACATAAAGTGACCTATTTCATTTAAAGGTCCAGCAACTATATTAGCCTCTTCTCTAAGCTCTCTATGAGCTGCCATAACATAGTCTTCGCCAGCATCGACATGTCCACCTGGAGTCTGCCATGTTCCATCATGACCTTTTCCAACTAATACTTGCCCCTTATCATTAACTACTACTACTCCAGCACCCATGCCTTTGTAATATTGCTCAAATGATTTTTTAAGTTTCTTTTTCTTCTTCTTATCTTTGTGTTTATTCCAATCTCCACCACTATTTTTACCAGATTGCTCTGGTGCTTTTTTGCCGGGGCTAGAATATTTGCTTGCTACAGACTTTGGCGGTGTTCCACGTGCATGGTCAAATTTAGCACCATGTGCCAAGGCAGCCATGAATCGATATTGTTTCTTACTTACCGCTTTCGGCACAAGTGACTCCTAAGTCTATAAGTTGCTGATTTATATAAGATTCTAAATCTTTATTTTCCCAATATGGTATTCTTATTAATATTATACCATTTTACTTACGTAAATCATTTTTAAGTTTATATTACATTTATTAATTTATTACTTTTCTTTAAGTTCTCTGCTCTGGTTAGTATCTGTAAGTTCCAAGGTACATGTAGGCCGCTAACTGTTTTTCCTTGTAAAGGGACTATGTGATCTACATGTCTTTTAATACCATCTTGTAGCCCTAAGGCTTTAGCCTCTTTATATTTGTTTTCCATTTCTTTATGATGGATTTCAGTTAACCATTTAGGAGTAGCATTTAGTTTAGCTGCTCTACGTTTAGCTGTTTTAGCATGATTTATCTCTGGATAGGTCTGATTTCTAATATATTCATATTCTTTTTTACGTATTTTATTCTCAAGTCTATCTCTATATATATCTACTACATTTTTATGAGCAATCTTATTTTCTGGAACGGCATAATATTCTTCTTGATATAGTTTACTCTTTAATTTATTCTCTGGATTAGAATACCATATCTTTGTTAGTTCATTTTTACGTGCCTTTACTTCTGGTTTGGCATTATATTTCTCTAAAGACTCTGCTATACTTATTTTGTTTTTGGGTCTTGCTGCCCAAATATTAAAGTCAATTGTTCGACATTTTTTACATTTATTTCTAGATTTCGGAAAACCACCTAAGGGTTTTTCTATTTTACATTTTTTACATGTTTTCATATGTGTATTATACTAAATTTATTATGATTTATTGTCCGGCTTAAAGAGAAAATCGCGCTTTACTAACACTTGCTGAGGTAATCGTTTAGCTATTTTTTGACCGTTTACCATCTGTTGTGTAGCACGAATTTCATGCAGGGTTTGCATGACATTATATATAGGGTTTGCTGAATATGTAATCGAGAGTACTTCTCCCATTTCTTCAATATCATTATACCCAGGTTCTAAACCAACTACCCATACTATTTCGCCATTAACTATATTAAAATCAACATCTTGGATGTACTTCTTTATAACTCCATTAACTATAGAGGTCATATCAGATACATTTATTATTGGATATTTAGCACCAGTCTTAGTTGTACCATCAAACTCTTTAAGGTCTGATAGTCTTATTTGAAAATCAGGACATATTAGTTTGTCAAAGATGTTGAAATCTGCTTGAGTTCCATCTACGTACTCAGTTGGGAAGGTTATAACTGCAGTTCCAATCTCCCAAACCCCTTGAACTTCAAATATCTTTTCTAGAGTATTACTGGAAAATGTACCAAATATCTCCTTATCTTGAACATATAAGATTTGACTACCATCACAAAATGGGCAGTCTGGATCATGATTATTGTCTACTAAGCTCTTCATATTGGGACATGGGGCAGCAACTCTATGAGTAAACCTTATTCCACGGTTCTGAGCTAGTTGGTTCCATGATTCACCTCTAATACTAATATCAGTGATTTCCAATGGCATTGGTGACTGATATGAGTTAGGTGGGTTTGTATATGGCTGATTTGGCTTATCTAATGACATAATCTCTCCTTTTTATATTTTACCACATTTATTGTCTCAGAATTTCGAATATTTCGTATAATATATATATGAATTTAAACAACGTATATGAAAAAATTATAGAAGTAGATGGGGAATGCTTTAAAAGCAATAATAGACCGCCCTGTAGATATTGCCCATTTCAAGAAGAATGCTTAGAAAAGATAATAAATTCAGCTAAAGCTATATCTAAAGAAACTAGAGTTGGTTGGGTTTTAGATAAACTAGTTGAAGGAGCTTTCTTTGAAGAAGACTAATATAATTATGGAACATGCTAATAAAGAATGTTTAGATAAGGTCCAGATTGGACTATATATGCTTATTGTTAAATTATTAAAGGATGAGCTTAATCAGATAAACCAAATTTCATTCGAGTAATTATTTCTTCTCTTGGAGATAATCCCCTAAGGGCTCTCTTAATTTTAACTGCAATATCAATATTATCTATTAGTTTAATGTATCTACTTGCACTAGTGTCTTCTATGGTATCTATTAAAAAACTATCTTCATTCTCACCTATCTTAATATCTAAAGATATAGGAATCCTTGCTGCTTGTAAGACTTCTTTTAATTTTTTGATAGGTAGTTTTGTTCTTTTAGATAATTCTTGTAAACTAGGTTCACGACCTTCTTCTTGAACAAACCCCTTAATGTTCTTAAAAACTTTATTAACTGTCTCCACCATATGAACTGGTAAACGTATAGTTCTACCCGTATCAGCTATAGCCCTAGTTATTCCTTGGCGTATCCACCAAGTTGCATATGTACTAAATTTAAAACCTCTTTTGTATTCAAATTTTTCAGCAGCTTTGATTAAGCCTAAATTACCTTCTTGAATTAAATCAAGGAAATCCATTCCACTATTCAAATATTTTTTAGCAACTGAAACAACTAACCTTAAATTAGCTTCAACCAGCTTAGATTTAGCGTCACTGCTACCCTCAAATGCTAATTTAGCTAATCTAGTTTCTTCTACTCGGTTGAGCATTGGGATTGACCCCATTTGTTCTAAGTATGTCTTTACTATATTATCAGCCATATTTAGATTATACTTAGATTCGATATTTTTTAAGTAATTTTAACCTATTACTTAAACTTATTATAGATTTTTGTACTTTGTTGAAATTTGGGTTTCCAGCTACTCCATTTCTAACTAACTTATCTCTATCTGTGTGTAAAGTGTGTAGGATTTCTTGAGAGGTATTAATGTTACTAGCTACTCTATTTCTAACCCCCTTACTTCCATCTGTATGTAGGTTGTGTAAGGTTTCTTGGGAGGTACTTGGGTTTGCAGCCACCCTATATCTAGTTATATCATCCTCATCTGTATGTAAGTTATGTAAGATTTCTGGGGAAGCATTTGGGTTTCCGGCTACATAACTTCTAATTCCACTATATTCATCCATATGTAAAGCATGTAAGATTTCTGGGGAAGCATTTGGGTTTGCGGCTACTCCACTTTTAACCCAACTAGTATTATCTGTATGTAAGGCATGTAAAATTTCTGGAGA